GAGAGTAGCGATTTTCTCGGGAGAAGTGCTTGATTATGCGGATGAGATTTGCGATGATGAGTTGGGCACCGAGGACGTTGAACGCGTCCCCGGCACCACTTGCCAGCAATCCTCTCCGCGCTGTAGACGCAGCGAAGATCGAACCGCTCGCCGGTTCGGCATTCTCTCAACACAGCCAAGAGTTCGCAAGTTGACGCAGCGCAGCGTTTTGTGCTGTGCGGAATCTCGTGACGAACGACGGGGAATTAAGCCGTCTGAGCGGCGCGAGCGGTAGCAGTTCCGGTGAGGCGGGCGGTGGGGGTGAGCGCAACTCATCTAAGCCTGGGCTGTTGCTGATTCATCTCTGACGACCGACGCGACACGACCGACCGACGGCAGACGCACGACACAGACGTTTTCTGTGGCGGGTACTCAGGACTTGAGACTCAGACGATGAGCTTTCGGGGACTGCCAGAGGGAGGGAGCGAGCCGAAGGGAGCCGGGGGAGCCGGACTGTCTTTAAGGAGAGATCCACGCGAGGCACGTCACGGCAGGACTTGGCGAGTCTCGGCGCGGCTCGGCATCACAAGACGAGGCGAGGAACTTATGAAGCGAGCGATTCCAGAACTCAGTATCGACACGCAGACGGTTGAACGGCTCCTCGCTGAGGCGGCCGTTGGTGAGGTCGTGGCTTATTCGACGTTGAGCGCGTCGGTCGGTCGTGACGTGCAGAACGGTGCGCGGCACATTCTGAAAAGTGCGCAGACGCGGCTCCTGCGAGATCGGGAAATGGTCTTTGCGCCGGTATGGGGCCAAGGGATGAAGCGGCTGGACGACGCCGGGATCGTCGGCACGGGAGTCAGCACGTTGCGGCGCGTTCACAACCTCGCGCGGCGGGGGGGTCGGACGCTGGCGGCGGTGCATGACTTCGAGGCGTTGCCGAACGATCAGAAGGTCAAGTTCAACCTGATGGCTGCGCAGCTCGGGATGTTGACGTATGTCACGTCTGGGCGCATCGCGAAGAAGCTGGAGGCGGCGGCTGGCAAATCAGCGGCGCCGATGCCGACGGCGAAGTTTCTGGAGGCGATGAAAGAAAGCTTGTGATCGTGGCGGCGCCTTGCGCGTCTGGACGAGGCGGCGCAAGGCCTGACAAGGGCACGGCCAGGCGGCTCTAGGCATGGCCAGGCGGGACTCGTCGGGGCTCGGCTCGGCAAGGCAAGGTTTCTACCAAGATTGAACTCGTGGCCGGTCGGGAAGAGGCGGGGCGGGGCTAGACGTGATATTGCGGGACAGAGCCAGGCTCGACACGGCTAGGCTCGGCAGGTCCGGGCAAGACATGGCAAGGCGAGGTTACTACCAAATTTAAATTCGTGTCGATGCGTGGCGAGTCGAGTCACGGCTAGTCATCGCGGGGCGGCACAAGACAAGGCGAGGGTTACTACCTATGAGAATTGCACAGGCGCAGCTTGAAAGCATCGCGCCCTATTCACAGTCACGGTACTACGCGATGGAAACGCCAAAGGCCACGCGGGGCAGCGGCAGCGTCACCGAATCAGGGCAGGACTATGAGGCGCGCACGTGGCGCGAGCGCGTCCACGTCAACGAGTCTGGGCACGTGATGATCCCGCCGATGGCATTCAAGAACTGCGTCGCGGAGATCGCCAAGTATCTCGGGGTCCAGATTCCAGGCAAGGGCAAGAGCACATACACGAAGCACTTCGAGGCGGGCGTGATGGTGCTCGAAGGGCTCGTGCTCCCGGTGACGAAGGCTGATGTTGAGGGCGAATGGTTGCACGTCCCATCAGATGGACGGCGGGGCGGTCCCAAGCGCGTGCCGAAGTGCTTTCCTGTGATTCGGTCGTGGTCCGGCACGGTGACATTCCACGTGCTTGACGACGTGATCTCGGCCGAGGTCTTCGAGCAGCATCTACGGGACGCCGGCAACTTCATTGGCATCGGGCGATTCCGCCCACGGAACAACGGCTACTACGGGCGGTTCAAGGTCAACAAGGTGACGTGGGCGTAGCAGCAGGGCACGACGCGGCAATGCATGACCTGTCTTGACTAGTCTGGGTGGGGCAGCGCGAGGCAAGGCGAGGGCTTTTCATATGGGAAAGCGCGACAGTTACGCGATGGTGGCCGACGACGATCCCCACTGGCTCCGCTTCTGGTCAGTCTATCCCCGTCGAGACGCCAAGCAGGACGCACGGAAGGCGTGGGCGCAAGTGAAGCCGACTGAGGAGCAGATTGTGCGCATGGAGCAGGCCTTAGCGTGGCAACGTCCTCAGTGGGCACAGGACAGCTACAAGTTTTGCCCCTTGCCAGCGACGTATTTGCGAGGGCGACGGTGGGACGATGAGCGGCCAGGATCGAGGGGCATGGAGCAGATCGGGAGCGCGGTGCGGTGCTGGTACGGCCATCAACCGCCCTGCTCAAGTAGTTCCGAGTGTCGGGACAAGTTCTTTCGAGAGGCCAGAGCAGCGAGGCAAGGATGAAACAGTACGACGACTTCGCGATCTCCATCCGCGCCTTTGGCCTCTTCACGCTTGCGGAGCAGAGGAAGGCGTTGGAGCGGTTCGCACAATTGCGGTACCCGTCGATTACCGATCGCTTCTTTGAAGCCGTGCATCAAGTGATTCGCGAGGCGAACGACGCCAAGGCAAACGTGTGACGTTTCGCTGTCAGTGGTGCGGTCGGTTCTATACGTCGGAGTTACCAGAGGGATCGGCGTGTCGAGATCATATCCCTGAGTATAACGAGCGGCTGGCGCGCGACATTCAGCGGTTCAACGCGAAGGTGAGTTCCGAGTGTCGGGACAAGTTCTTTCGAGAGGCCAGAGCAGCGAGGCAAGGATGAAACGAGGTGATGTAATGCAGGCGTACCGTGCGGTCAAGGCGCCACTCGTGAAATATCCAGAGGCGTGGGGCGTGCAACAGTTTAGGGGCTACGTGGACGGTCGCCCGTCCTATCAGCTCGTGAAGCGGTTCGTTCGCAAGTCGGACGCGGTGGCGTTCGCGGCCTTAAAGGAGTGCGGCTTAGACACCGAGGACGTGTGCGTTGAAGCGACGTAAGCCACCGACTCGCGGGCCGGCGTTTTCAAGTTGCGGAACGTGCTCGGACGGGTGGGTACTTCAGAGCTTCTCGCATGGGCATTACGTCGTGCGTTGTTGGTGTTGGAAGGCGTGGAGAACGAAAGCGATCGAGAACCCGCGGACGTCCGCGGAGAAGAGCACGAAGTGAAGAACCAGATGCCAAAGGAGCAGCCATCGCCCGCGACGCAGTACGCGCCTCAGGTCGTGCGAGAGACGGAGTTGCGCGAAATGTATCGGCTGATGGCGAAATATCGACTGGAAACTGAGGCGTGGTGCCGCTCGCGGGGAGCCACAGAGACGGAGAAAGGCACGTAATGGGCACCATCGAGCACGGCGTTGAATCCGCGCACTATACCAACGGACACATGGGCTATCAGCCGGTGGTTGTCTGTAGTTGCGGGTTCGGCACGGCGTACGTCAACGGATCGTGGGAAGACGCCGGACGTGACTTTGACGAGCATTTATCAGCGGTACGTGCTGAGGGAGCCACAGAGACGGACCCCCGATGAGTGCGTACTACAACGAATGGGACACCAAGACAGCCGCATGGTTGCGGGAACTGATCAAGGCAGGGTTAATCGCTGATGGCGAAGTCGATACCCGGAGCATCGTCGATGTCCAGCCGTCCGACCTTGCCGGATTTGTTCAGTGCCATTTCTTTGCCGGGATTGGCGGATGGAGCTACGCCCTGCGACTTGCTGGCTGGGGAGACGGCCGAGCCTGTTGGACAGGAAGTTGTCCCTGTCAGCCATTCTCGCCAGCGGGGCGCGGCGATGCGACCACCGATCCGCGCCATCTTTGGCCTGCGTGGTTCGGCCTCATTAAGGAGCTCCGCCCTGCAATCGTCTTTGGTGAGCAGGTTGCGGGCGCGGATGGCCGGGCGTGGCTCGATCTCGTTTGCGACAACATGGAAGCGTGTGGCTACGCCATCGGGCCGGTTGATTTACCGGCTTGCAGCGTCGGCCCTGACCACGTCCGACAGCGGCTCTGGTTCGTGGCCGACGCCGACGCTGGACGATTCAGCGGGGCGACAGTTGGGCAATCCGCACCTGACGCGGTTCGGCACGTGGCGTCATCGCAACCGGAAGGGTTCGCAGTCATTGGCGCGTCTGGCGCAAGTGTGCAATCACCTTGGCCGCCCGGACCTGGCCGCGTCGGGGGAGATTCCGCGCATGGATGATGGGGTATCCCGCTGGGTGGTTAACGGTTTTGGAAACGCCGTCGTTCCGTACGTTGGAGCCGAAGTAATCGCCGCCTACATGGAGATCGCCGATGTCTGATCCCCTGACGGCCTCCCCCGCCTCCTCCGTCTCCAGACGGGAACTGGAAAAGCTGGTGGAGAAGTGGCGACAGCAGGCGCGGGCCGATGCGAAGTACGGCGTCAAGCACGCGATGGGGTCGAAGCGCGAGCATTACGGGGCGGTGAATGTCGCATTGGCGAAGTGGGAATGTGCGGATGAACTGGCGTCCGCCCTCTCCGCGATCGCCGTGGGCGAGACAGACACGAAATGAGGAAAGAGAAAGCGTTGACGCGCGTGGACAGGGAGCGGCGCGCAGCGGGACCGACAGGATCTACCGCATCCACCAACGAGGTAGTTCGACCGATGAGGATTGCGATTGTGGGCTCTCGTGATTACCTGAATCTTGACGAGGTGAGGCAGTTTGTGCGGGAGCAGTCGCGCGATACGGTCATCGTCTCAGGTGGGGCGGTTGGCGTGGACTCAGCAGCCGTCGCGGAAGCGCGGCGACTCGGGATGCCGTACGAGGTCTACCTACCCGACTGGCAGAAGCACGGGCGTCGTGCGGGCGCGCTTCGCAACCAGCAGATCGTAGCGGCTGCTGATGAAGTGGTCGCGTTCTGGGATGGCGTGTCACGCGGGACGGCGATCACGATGGAAATGGCGAAGAGTGCCCGGAAGACGCTCCGCGTGTTTCAGCCCGGGTTACCCGTGGCGGTCGATGCGGTAGATCCCCATGTTGGAGGTGCCGACGAATGACCACGCGCGACACGTCTTCGTCTCTTGCGCCTTCGCTTACGCCGGATCTCCGGAAGAGAGCCGAGGGGCTGTTGAGTGCCATCACGCCAGTCGATACACCGAAATGGACGCTGATTCGCTACGACCACGGCGGCGGGCGGCTCTTCATTGACGGCGAGGCAGGCGAGCGCACGCTGATTGCTGATTTCTACAACCAGGGCGACAGGGAGTTCTATTCAGCGGCGCCTCAACTCGTGCGCGAATTGCTCGCGGCCCTGACGCCCCCCGCGTCTCCTCCAACGAACAAGGAACTACGCGACCTCGCGTGGCAGTGGGTCATTGAGAACAAGACCTCTGACGGGAAGGGCATGTTCGATAGCTGGTTCACGATTCATGCCCAAGAGGCCGTGCGATGGATGGCGACGTTCGCGCAAACCGTCCTACAGGTAGCCCCAGCGTCTCCCCAGACAGAGACAGCCGACACGCCATGATTCGAGTCGTGCAATTCAGCGGCGGCAAAGACTCGACGGCGCTGGTCCTGTGGGCGATCGAGCAGTGGGGCGACGACTTCCTGCCGATGTTCTGCGATACCGGCTGGGAGCATCCGTTGACGCTGGGTTATATCGAGCACGTCAACCGCACGCTCCTTAGCGGTCGGTTGGTCGTGCTGAAGTCGGAGCAGTTCCCGCAGGGGATGGTCCAGTTGGTCGTGAAGAAGAAGCGCGTCCCAAGTGCGAAGGCGCGGTTTTGCACTGACGAACTGAAGACCGAGCCATCGGTGCTCTATATTCGTGACCTGAAGGACGAGGCGACGGTCTATCAGGGCATCCGTGCGGACGAATCCAAGAAACGGGCGGACGACGGGCCGCGATTCTTCTCCGATCGGTATGACTGCTGGATCGAGCGGCCGTTGTATGACTGGACGGTTGAGCAGGTCTTCGAGATGCACCGCAAGCACGACGTCAAGCCGAACCCGCTCTACATGCTCGGCGCGGGTCGCGTCGGGTGCTTCCCGTGCGTCCAGGTCAACCACGCCGAGTTGAAGCGAATGACCGAGACGATCCCGGAGATTTGGGATCGCATGGCGGAACTGGAAGCAGCAGCAGCAGCAGGGCGCACGTTCTTTCCGCCAAATTACATCCCGGAGCGGTTCTGCACGCGGCGCGACCCAAAGACGGGCGTCCGTATCCCGACGCTCGAAGACGTGCGCGCCTACGTGACGCAGCCGAATCAGCCTGAGTTCTGGGACGATCAACCGCGCCACTGCGTGAGCATCTATAACCAATGCGAATAACTATTCGGTCCGTCTCGCCCCCCGCGTCTCAGCCTGTCTCACACGACACAAAGCCATGAAGAACAAAGATTTAGCGCGCGTGGACGGCTCTCCCCAACCCGAGGAGCAGCGGGCTACCGCACCGACGGTGGAGCCCACGCCGACGATTGCTCAGCACTCGCCGTTGCCGTGGGTGATGCGCGCTGGTGTATGCAGGCGCGACCATCCAGACACGTCTGCCGACGTTCACGGCCGAGACGGACAGTTCATTGCTGACTGTGGGTGTCACGACCGAGCCACGGCCAACGCGGCGCTGATCGTTAAGGCCGTCAATCGTTACCTAGAGGCCGAGCCTGTCTCCCCCTGGTTGCCGATTGCCTCAGCGCCCAAGGATGGCAACGCGCCCGTGCTGCTGTGGATTCCCGGTTACGGCGTCGGGATCGGCTGCTGGTTGACGATGATGTTGATGTGGTCCTACTCCGACAGCGTTGAGGACGAGCCTACTTACTGGATGCCGTTACCTGACGCGCCTGTCTCCCCTCATACGGAGAAGTGAAAACAAGAACGACGAAGATTTGGCGCGAAGGTACACCCGGACGTAGGTCGCACGGTTGCCCTACCGCGTCCTAGAGAGGAAAGCCACTCGTGAGAAAGCCTCGGAATCAATTCAACGTCGGTGTGCGTTTCGAGTCACACGCGTACAGCATCGTGAGCCTCAAAGACGTAGACCTCTCGCCGGCCGACGTGTTGAGCGAGTTAGAGGAGTTCTGCGCCCGCATTCGTCGCGATCTAGCCGCCAAGGCGGTCAATGCGTTTACGCCTGATCAGGCCAAAGCGCTGGTATCGGAGAAGTGAATTGACACACGACGTGACGGCAGCCGATGAGGCCACCGTCCGTGCGGAAGCGCAGCGGTTGGTACGGCTCCCGATTGCGACCGACGTGATGCGGCTGCGCGCGCAAGTAATGGGGCTGCAAATCGTTGTGCGGGATCTGCTGGCGCTGCCGGTATCGGTATCGGAGAAGTGATGATTAGATACACAGCACGACGCTTGACATGGTTCGCCCGCGTACTGCTATTCGTGTCGCCAGCGCGCAGGCGTCAGTATGAGGCTGAGCAGCGCGCGATCATCCGCGAGATGGTAATGGACGAGCCGCACGCGCCTATTTGGTGGGGCCTGAGGTGATGACCGCTGACGAGTTTGAGCGGGCCTACGCGGAGCGCAGCCAGCGAACAATAGAGCAGATTCGAGCCTTGGGTCGGATTATGCGGCCGTGTCGGTGTCGAGAAGAGGGCTGCGAAGGGTGGCAGAGCGTGAGTCGGACATTTGCCGAGCAGCAGGATCGGGAGTTTCCGATGTGGGATGGCCGAGAGCATGAGTGAGCCTGAACGCCCTGCGAAGGTGCCATGCCCCGCGTGTGGAAGCTCCCAGAGCTTCGTAGAGGATACCCGTCCTGCCGTCCACGACGCCGGGGTCCGTCGCAAGCGGGTCTGCCGAGACTGCGGGCAAGCGTTCTACACCATCGAACAATTCGAGCGCATCGCCTCCTAATCCGCAAGAAAGTCCTACATCTCGTAGTCTGCGAGTTTCCAGCAGGCGCACACTTACCCTAAGCCATTTCTGAAAGCGAGTCGTCCATGCGGCTACTGCTGTACACGAGCGCGATCCTGATTGGGGTACCGATCGGCCTCTATCTTGGGGCGTTGGCGTATTTCGTGGGCTGCGAGTTGTGCGACATGTTCCATGAATACGCAGACATCCGGCATCAGGAGCGGCACGCGTAGGTGGTGCTGTATCTCGGCATCGGCCTTCTGATGCTGCTGGCGTGGGTCGTCCTGACTGGCCGTGCGGTACATCGCTGATGGCCGTCGCGCTCGTGATGGTCATGGCCGGATGGTGTCTCTGGGTATGGACGCACGAATCTCATGTGTGAGCTGCAATTCGTGATCGGCGCTGTCGTAGGCGTCATCGCGCTCGCAGCGACGGGCCTGGTGCTCTGGGCGGGACGATGACGGCCTTCTGGCCACTGATATTTGCGGGCGCGCTCACGGCGGGGACGATTGCCGCTGTGCTGATCTGGCTCGCTGTCGAGGCGTGGTGGCGGCCAGAAGCCAAATATCGAGAAGCGAAATATCGGGGGCGTGATGGGCGTGTCTGACATCGCGAAACTACTCAGCCAATCACGCGCTGCTCATCAGCGCAGCCTCCACGCTCGAGGCCGGATTGACGACAAGGGCCGCATCAGTCACCCGCCCCAGGTGAGACAGGCCGGCTCAGACATTCAGCAAGCGCTGAGCCTGAGACTGGACGCCCACGCGCTCGATCCTCGCCAGCAGGATCCTACATGGGCCGAGGATCGAGCGACGAACAAGGGTGTCTCCAGCGACGGGATGATCGCATTTCTCGGCCTATTTCTTTCACCACGTGAGGCAGCGGCTTCATTGAAATCATGAAAAAGGGACATGGAGGCGCAAGGAAGGGCGCCGGCAAGCCGAAAGGCGTGCTGTGGCCCTCGACTGTCGCGAAGGTGGAGGCGCGTGAGCAGGCACGTCAGTTCGTCACCTCACATCTCAGGCCGTTGCTCGAGGCACAGCTTGCGGCCGCGCTTGGCACGCACAAGCTGATGCTGCGACGTGACGATGGGACGTGGCGGCCTGCCAGTGACGAGGATGACGTGGAGAAGGCGCTCAACGGCGACCCGAACAAGTATTGGATTGCGCCAAACCCGCCGAACACGCAGGCCGCCAACACGCTGCTGGCCTATGCACTCGACAAGCCCACGGAACACTTAGAAGCGAAGGTCACGACGTCCGTGGCCGAGTTATCCGATGAGGAGCTGAAAGCGCGGGCGCGCGAACTTCTCGAGGCGGTCAGTGGTCACTGAGGAACTGGCCGTGGTCGTCGCGGAGCTCGAGCGTCGGCAGTCCTGCAAGTTCGGCCAATACTTCACTGATCGCCAGCCATTTCCTCGGGCGGCCTATCCCAAGCATCTGGAGTTCTTCGACGCCGGTAGTCGGTTCAAGGAACGGCTGTTCATGGCCGCGAACCGTGTTGGGAAGTCTGAGGGCGGGGCCTTTGAAGTCACCTGTCATCTAACAGGCCGGTATCCGCCGTGGTGGACGGGGCGACGCTTTGATGGGCCTGTAGAAATCTGGGCGTGCGGCACGACGTCAGAAACCACGCGCGACATTGTGCAAACCAAGTTGTTCGGGGCGTCTGATCGCATTGGGGAATGGGCCGGCGGGATGGTGCCACCGAATCTCGTGGTGAAGCACACCAGGCGCCCACATGCCCTCCCGAACTCCTTGGAAAGCGTGTGGGTGAAGCATGTTACTGGCGGCACCAGCATCGTCGGCCTGAAGACATATGAGCAGGGCCGGAAGTCGTTTGAAGGCACGGCGAAGCACGTCATCTGGTGTGACGAGGAACCGCCATCGGATTGCTATACGGAGATGCTGTATCGAACCCTGACGACGCAGGGGATCGTCATGGTGACGTTCACCCCATTGCAGGGCATGTCCGAAGTCGTGACGGGGTTCCTCGAGCCTTCCGAGGCGGCCCGTGAGCATAAGTTCTACGTGCAGGCCGGGTGGAAGGACGTCCCGCACCTCTCCGAGACGGACAAGGCCGCACTGATCGCGACGACGCCGCCGTACCAGATCAAGGCCCGAACCGAGGGTGAGCCGGTACTGGGCTCTGGCGCCATTTACCCGATTGCTGAGGAACAGATTATTGTCCCAACGCGTGCCATCCCAGACACGTGGAGACGGGTGTATGGCATGGACGTGGGGTGGAACAGAACGGCCGTCGTCTGGGCCGCTGAGGATCCAGGGTCGGCTACGTGGGAGCTCTACGACGAACATTACATGGGGCAAGGGGAGCCTGCGAGTCACGCGCTGGCTATTAAGGCGCGCGGGGAGTGGATGCAGGGTGTTATTGATCCCGCCTCCTGTGCGAGCTCGCAGAAGGACGGGGAGAAGCTGATTGAGATTTATCGCTCTGGGCAACTCGGGCTCAAGCTCCAGGTGGCTGAGAACACCGTCGAAGCGGGCCTGATGGCGGTGTGGAACGCGCTGATCACTGGGCGTCTCCGGGTGCAGGGCCATTTACACAACTGGCTGAGCGAGTTTCGCAAGTATCACCGAGATGAGCGCGGAAAGATCGTGAAGGCGAACGATCACCTGATGGACGCCACGCGGTATGTCGTGGTGTCAGGGGCACCGTATCTCACCGTCGCGCCGAATCTGGCAAAGGTCAAGCCGTACAAGCCGGCGAGCCGGTGGTCGTGATGGGGTGGGCCAGCCGAGCGAACCCGCATACCACTGAGGACGCTAAACGTCTTAGTCGGCAGGAGGCGCGCCTACGGGGTGCGCTGGCGCTGTTTCCTGATCGCGCCACGTTCGAGCAGTGGGCGACGACGAAGGCGCTGACAGACGAGCAGCGCGGGCATCTGGAGCGGTTTCTGCCATCGCGATTGCAACCACAAGGGACCGTATGACCTACGCGCAGTATTGGGATGAGCGCCGACGATACGAGGCGATGGCGATCGCGGCGACGCAGCCGCTGGACGTGGCGGTGTTCGCGGTGCAGACCTCGCGGCTCTGGGAGCCCTACGACCACGTACCGGGGGTGATTCAGCGGCACGGGTATCTAGGAAGGATATGGGATGCCGGACGCTGACCTGAAAGAGCTGCGCGATCAGTTCCAGAACGATCTCGATGAATGGGCCGAGGCTCGACTAGAGCGCGCCCACGACATGCGGTGTCTAGCTGGCGATCCGTTCAGCGCCGAGGATAAGCTCGCGCGGGAAGAGGCGAAGCGCCCGCTGATTGTGGCGGATGAGTTGTCCCAGTACGTCAACCAGATCGTCAATGAAGTGCGGGCCAACCCTCGGGCGGTGCAGTTTGCGCCCACCGGACCTGGCACTAGCGAAGACGTGGCCGATTTCTACGCGAACAAGATGCGGGAGATCGAGTACCGCTCCCACGCCCAGTTGGCGTATACCACCGCGTTTGAATCCGCCGTCATGGGCGGGTACGGCTTTGTCCGCGTCACCAGCGAGTTCCAGCCGGACTCGGCCGATCATCAGGAGTTGGTGATTACTCCCGTGGTGGACCCGAACACCGTGGTCCCCGATCCGCGGTTCCAGCGGCCTGATCTGTCCGATATGAAGCGGTGTTTCGTGTTGGAGCATCGCAAGATTGCCGAGTTCAAGCGCGACTTTCCAAAGGCCCAGGTGTCCGACTTTGGCGGGTATCTGAACGACAAGTCCTATGCATCGTGGGTAAACGATGATCGCGTGCTGCTCGCGGAGTACTGGTGCGTGCATCAGACGCCGATCAAGCTGTTGCTGGTGCAGCCTCCGTCTGTCGCCCCGCCTTCTGGCCAATATGGCCTGCGTCCCCCAGTGGCCCCGCCGCCGATCACGATCCCCCTTGAGCAATGGGCGCAGATGCCCGAAGGCTCGAAGGTGCTTCGGGAACGGGACGCGATGAAACCGCGTGTCGTGCAGCAGTTAGTGAACGGCGTCGAGATTCTCGATGAGACGAGTTGGCCTGGGCCGTACATCCCGATTGCCGGGTGCATGGGGCGGGTGTTGTATCTGGATGATACGGGCACCTCGAAGCGGCTGCTGATGTCAGCGGTGCGATTGGCGCGGGAGCCGTTTGAGGCGTACTGCTTCTACCGAACATGCGAGATGGAAAATGTTGGGATGACCACCAAAAACCCATATTGGGCGTATGAGGGTCAGATTTCCCCAGAGCAGCAGCAGGACATCGCGAAATCCCTCCATGAGCCCGTGGCGGTGCTGTTTGCGAAGGCGGTGACGGCGGCGACAGGGCAGCAGGTGTTACCCCTGCCGCAGCGGAACATCAGCGAGCCGGCGATTCAGGCGTTGTCGATGGGTGCGGAAGAGATGCGCCGGGCAGTCCAGGCGGCGATGGCGACGAACTTCCTCCCGACGCAGGCGCAGCGACAGAACGAGAAGTCTGGCATTGCGTTGGACAAGATCGATCAGGCGCGGCAGAAGGGCTCGTTTCACTTCGTGGATCACTACGAAATGATGCTCCGTCATGTGGGGTGTATCTGCGAGGCCGCGATGGATGAGATCTACGACACGGAGCGGGAAGTCCTCGTCCGGAAGGGCGATGACTCCACTGAGCATATTTGGGTGAACTCCAACAAGGAAGGCGCGATCAAGACGCTCACAGGGCAGTACGCGACGACGGTCTCGAGCGGCCCGAGCGTGGACAGCACCCGAGAAGCCGGGTCGGAGTTTGCCGACATGCTGCTCGCCTCTCAACCGCTCATGGCCCTGCTTGGGCCTCAAAAATCCGCGAAGATTGCCGCCTTGGCGGTGAAGCTCAAGGTGAAGCAGACGGGCATCGGGGCGATTGGTGAGCAGATCGTGGACATCATCGATCCACCGAAGGAAGACGGGCAGGAGCCGAACCCGGAGGCCCTGATGGCCAAGATTCAGGAAGCGAATCAACTGCTCCAGATGGCCCAAGCCAAGATTCAGGAACTGGAGCAGGACAAGGCGGCCGGGGTGACGAAGGAGAAGCTCGGGGCGATGCGGGATTCGCTCAAGGGCGAGCTCCAAGTCGAGATCCAGAAGATGAAGGGGCAGCAGGCGTTGGCACTCGAAGCCATGCGGGGCGAGATCGCCCAGAAGCAGCAGGATGACAAGCAGGCGCACGATCTCGGGATGGAAGCCGAGGGCATGGCGCACGAGGCACGGGAAGCGGAGCGGTCGGCCATGATGCAACTTGCGGGCGGGGCGAATGAGGCTAGTCAGCCGGAGGCGGGCGCGTGACGCCGAACGAGCGCGAGTATCAGCTCAGGCTCAAGCGCGAAGCTGAATTACTAGAAGACGTGGTTAGGGCGACGAAGGTGCTGCTGACGCAGCTTAAAGCGAACTCCCCAGAGGCGTACGCAAGGATCATTGAATTTCTCACAACGGAGACGGTGAATTAATGCTCTACCAGTTCACTCAGCGACTGAAATGCTCCGTGACGGCGATTCACTATGATTTCGTAGCGAAAGTGGGCTGCATTGACATGGAACACGGAAACGTCTCGGATATGCACGGCGCCATCGTGTGTTTTCATGAGATTGATCCTGACGTGCGGCGCATTCTGACGCGTACGCCAGATGGGAGCGACACCTGTTACGACAAGATGACGAACTACCCGCCCACATGGCGCGCGGTCGATAGCGAAGGCCACGCGTGGCCGGCCGTCGCATTCGATCCTCTTCTTGATTTTCCTATCGAGTACACATTTGACTAATCGACCGAGATTAAGACTGGTGGCGACTGGCGACAGGCCAGCGGTCGAATGGCGCGTCCTCGAAAGAGGTGAGTTTCATTGCTCAGCCCGCGCGCTAATCGATTTACCAGATGCCGGTGAGGACGCCCATCCAAGACCGGCGCCAGTCTTATTGTCGGCCGATGACATTCGATGGACGGATCTGCTGTGAGTACCGGAGAGCCAGTGCCCCCTGCGGCGGAATGGTGGCAGTACCGCGATATCTGGCCGCGATCACTTTCGGCGGGGATCGGCGGCGAGCCGTATAGGCCAATGCCCCTCGCCGGCCATGCAGGCTCGTGCGACAAGGTGACGCAGGCCACAATCACTGGCAAGACGGATGCGACGTGCAGCTGCGGAGCGAACCTATGAGCCGTCCCATCAAGAATGAGCGCGACACGTCAGAGGTTCCGCCGCCGTCGTCAGTCACCGTGACGGCCGAGCCGAAAGTGGTGCTCTATAAGGCCGATGGCACACCGCTCGTGCGGCCGATTGGGTTCACGCGGTATGCCTGAAGCCATCTTCTGGGTCGGAGTTGTGACGGGCGCGGTGGGGGCCGTGGTCGGCGTCGGGACGTTCATCTGCGCGATTGTCTGGGCGGTCAACGAGAAGCCGCTGTCATGATCGAACGGGAGATCGCCTTTACGATGGCCGTGCTCATGTCGGCCCTGACTGGGGTGCTGATGTGGCGGGATTATCGACGGTGGAAGCAGGATCGATGACGGCCGATGTCCAGCAGTTAGCAGCGCAGCTACAGGCCGCACTGGGCTTGTCCGTCGTGTGCGGCTCCGTCACCCTGAATTTCAACAACGGCGATCTGGAGAGTGTTCGCACCGAAACATTCAGGCGCGTGGCGAAGACAGTTGACAAACGCCCCGAACGGGCGCACGCTTGACGAGATAGTTACACTCGCGCCCGAACCGCGCGACAGCAGAATTGAATAGCGCGTAAGCGCGCAGCTCGACCGAACCAAACGAGGGCTGGCGGACGTTCTCTCACTCCGAGAGGGCGCTCGCCAGCCCTTTTTGCATTTCTGGAGTGTGTGTGGAACAGCAGACGGTGCTCCCTGACGTCTCTCCCGGCTCGTCACCGGCCCCCGTCCGCGCTGACGCGGTCTTGGACTCCCTGAACCACGAGGAACGCACCTCGTGGCAGAAGACGGGCGAGTTCCCCGATCGCGTGAAGGTCAACACACCCAAATCTGACGTACCGGCCGCCTCGTCAGCGGCACCCCCCGACGTACCCGCAGCCTCGTCAGCCGCGACGTCCGACGACAGTCCCGCCTCGTCAGCGGATCCCGTGAAGAAGGACGGCCACAAGGGCAACGCCGATACACGTCTCCAGGAACTTTTGCGTGAGCAGAAGGACTGGCAGCGTCGAGAAGCCGCGCTCCTGAAGGCCTTGGAAGGACGTTCGGAACGTCGGCCTCCTGACGCGCCTGCGTCAGCCGCCCCGACGAAAGCCGAATGGGAGCGGTTCGCCGCGATGGCGGATGCCCCGCAGGAAGAAGCGTTTGCCACCCTGCGGGACTACACGATCGCGATGAGCCTGTTTGTGTCCGACAAGCGCGATGGCGAGCGAGCGGCACACGCCCGCAGTGAGCACGCGATCAGTCGGCACAACGACACGGTACGGAAGACCGTCGCGGATGCCGCGGCGCGGATTGAGACGTTTCGGGCCACCGACCCCGATCTCGAAAGCAAGATCGATCCCGGCCTGGTCGAGATCGTGCCGGCGAGTCTCGTGCCGAGGAATCAACCCATTCAGCCGCATCACGCGCTGATGGAGCAGGTCCTTCGCTCGGACTTCACCCCACAATTGCTCATCCACTTCTCGACCGTGGAGGGGAAAGCCGAATGGAAAGCCCTCTGCCAGCTCGGCTCCCGACCTGACGCCTTCTTGCGGGCCTTTGGACGCTTGGAAACGCGGTTTGAAGCCGCGCCCGAGGCGTCACCCACGAAACAGACGTCTTCAGCTCCGAAACCGCCGACCGTCCTGGGGAGTCGCACCGCCGAAACGGTGGACCCCGTCGAGTCGGCGATCAAGAGCAAAGACCCCACTGCGTATTTCCGCGAAGCGAACAAACGCGAGCTCGCGGGACTGCGCCGGTAACGATCGATGTCCACAGTCCAGAACGTTCTTGAAGTCTCTGACTGGCTCACGCTGGAATGTCTCCGTCTCCTGAAGAACGAACTGTTCATCGGAGGCGGGTTCAACAGCGATTTCGCGAGTCAGTACACCCAGGAGTTCGCGGTCGGCGAAACGATCCGCGTGCCTCTCCCGTGGCGGCCGATTGGTGGCGAGGGGATGACCTACGACCCCGAACCGATCGATCGCCGGCACTACACGATCACCGTGGACAAGGTGCCGCACGTCCACTTCGAGTGGAACAGCGTGGAGCAGGCCCTGCGTCTGACCCGCGGGCGGGAAGCGGTCAGCGAGCAGATCCTCAAGCCGGCCATGCAGAAGATGCGGCAGAAGATCGAGCAGTACGCCGCGAACTGGGCCGCGATTCACTCGCCCAACGTCGTCGGCACCCTCGGCACCAACCCGACCACGCTTGGGTTTGCGGGCTCGGCTCGGTCCCAGCTGCTCGAGATGGGCGGGTGGACGGGGAAGAAGCGGACGTGCGCGATTGCCCCCAGTGTGATGGAAGCCATCGCGTTGGCGGCCACCGTCACGACGCCGCTGTTCAATCCCGGTGACGAGATCAGTACGGCCTTCAAGGAGGGCTATCTCGGGCGCAACGGCGGATGGGAAATGGCCGAGTCCATGTCCCTGAAGCAGCACACGGCCGGCACGTGGGCGTCGGCGGTGACGATCAGCGGGAGCGATCAGACGGGATCGTCGCTGCTGGTGGCCTGCACCTCGGGCGACACGTGGAAGGCGGGCGATAAGGTGTCCATCGCGGGACGGTACCGGGTGAATCCGGGCACGCTCGCGAGTATCACCTCTCGTGTGTTCACGTTCACGGTCCTGGAAGACGTCACGGCCTCAGCGGGAACGGCGACGCTCTCGATCTCGCCGGCCATCGAAGGGCCGGGATCGGGCTACCAGAACATCAGCGTCCTCCCGCAGAACGGGGACGTCCTGACGCTCTGGCCTGGCACCTCGTCACCCAACGGCAAGTCTGGGGCCCTGGGGGTGCTGTTCAACCGGGATGCCTTCGCGCTGTGCGGTGTGAAGCTGGCCAACCCGGAGAAGGGCGCGGAAATCGCGTCGCAGAACCGGGATCCGGAGACGGGAATCGCCGTGGCGTTCATTCGGGCGTTCGACTACGACGAACGACGGTGGATCAACCGCTTCGACGCGTTGCTGGGCTTCGGGGACTTCTACAACCAGAACTGCTCCGTCGTGTTGGCGGGGGCGTAAGGGAGATGACCATGACGAAGCGAACACTCATCTTCATCGCGCTTCTGGTGGCGCTGTTCGTGGCCGGGACACAGCCGGCCGCGGCGCAGACGTCGATCACCACGACCACGATCACCGAGCCGATCCTGATCGCGGCACCCGGCGCCATCACGATTACCGTGGCGGCGACGACAGGGATGACGGTCACCGGGATTCTCTACATCGACGGATCGGTGTACCGGATTCTGGCGATCAACAGCCTTCTGGTGCAGGTGATTCAGCAGTACCGCCCGGCGACGCATCTGGATAACGCCAAAGTCTATGTGGTGCCGACAGCGGCGCAGATCGGGCTGAATCCAGTCGGGAGTTGTATCCGCAGCACGGCGGGGGCGTTTCCGCAGTACTCCCCGTACCGGCTGATGTTCAACCTGAGCACGGGGGACGTGGCGTCCTGTCGGCTCAGTGCGACGGCGGGCACGTGGAGGATCACGAACCCCTACTCAGTTGGGGCGCCGTCAGACGACCCGCCGCAGACGTACTAACGTGCGTGTCCTCATCGGCGTGCTGATCTGTGGGTTGTGTGTGTCCACACACGTACGGCTCAGGGATTGGCGCTCCGATGAGGCGCTCTTTGCCGCGGCCGTCAGGACGGCGCCGACCCTTCCACGGCCGGCGCTGAACCTGGGGGCCGCGTTTCTCCATCGGGGAGCGTGGGATGAGGCAATCACATGGACGGAGCGGGCCGTGAGACTGAGCGCGAGCCATCCGACCGGAACGTATCTTCGTCCACGCGTCGAGGGGCAACGCGCCTATCTCTGGGCCGTGGCCTGTGCGGAGCTCGAGTCGCATTCGTGGTGTGTCTCCTGATGACAACCGCCATCTACGCGCCGTCGCTTGCGAATGGCTATCTGTACGAAGACCTGACGGCCACGAATCGCACGTGGTCGGGGTGGGTGGACGCGGGACAGGCCGCCGTCGCGGCGCCGGCGCGGAGCCTGTCACGGCTCTCCGTCGATCTGACGAGGCACGTGTTCGGGCCGAGTGCTCGGCCGTTGCGGATCGTCAGTCTCGGCTGGCATGTGCTTAACGGGTGGCTGCTGTGGCTCGTGGCGCGGCCGCTGCTGAGTGCGTGGGGCGCGACGTTGGCGGCGGGGGTGTTTCTCCTGCATCCGATGCAGACGGAAAGCGTCGCGTATCTGGCCTCGCAGCCTGAGTTGATGGCTGCCACGTGGATCCTGCTGGCGCTGCTCGCGAGTGCGCGCGGGTGGATGGTGCTGACGGGGATCTGTGCGGCACTGGCGATTACGGGAAAGGACATGGCCATCGTCGTCTGGCTGCTCGTACCCCTGTGGGCGTGGCAGACGGATCAGCGATGGTCGAGGGCGCAGATCGCCGGCTGGATCGTCGCCGCGGCTGGGATGGTGGCCGCATTCGATCTCGCGCTGGCCGAGCATGGGTGGCTGGTCGCGCCATCGGTCGTGTATGTCGCCGGCCAGCTTACGCAAGCGGGGCGATTGGTGCTGTTGATCCCCGAGGCGCTGATCCATCCGCACGCGCTCACGATTGATCACGACTGGGCATGGATCACGCGCACGACGGCCTACGCGGGCGCTGGAGGGTGGCTTATGGCGCTCGTGCTCACGCGTGGCTGGTGGAGATTTGCGCTGCTCTGGACGGCTGTGGCGCTGCTCCCAAGGCTCGTGCTGCCGTTACCGGACGGGATCCATGAACGGCACCTGACTACCCCCTTGATCGCGTGGAGTCTCGCGGTCGGATCTCTGTTGAAGGAGTCGTAAGTGGCTGAGTGGAAGAAATATCCGCAGACTTTGCACAAGTGGCCGCAGCTCACCGTCACGGTGAGGGATGACGATGCGCTCGCGGCGCGCGTCGATGAGGGTTGGTCCGAACGGCCCGTGATGGAGGAGC